GCTATAATATTGTTCAATATCTGCGACTGCCTCATCTGTGATAGCTAAAAGCTGCGGTGTGTTAATTGCACCGCTTAATGCAACGCGAATAAATCCATCTTGCAGAACTTCTATATTAAAAAAGCCGATAGGGTTGTTTAAGTTGGTGTTGTACGTTGAGAATGCAGATACATTATCAATATTCTGCAAAATAACATCTGCTTCACTTACGATGTTAGCAACCAAGTTACGACCATAAGCAGTACCAAAAATATGAATAAACTGTCCTTTTTTTACAGCATATTTTTTTGAAACCGCAGCTCCCGCAGTATTACTGGAAGCTGTATAGGCTTGTGTAGTTCCAACCGCACCTGTGCTGAGTAACACTTGACCATTGTTAGCAATACCATTGTCAATAATTGGTGTAATCCATTTAGACTTTAACTTTTTAAGTAAGGCTTTCGGAACGCAATGAGTAAACAGAGCATCTATCAGTGACTCTTGATTTGTGATTACAGCAAAATAATCAGTTAAATCATTTTCCATATTTACTATGGTTTTTAGATTTGACAGTTTAATAAAACCATCTTGAGGAACTATAATCCCAATGTTTTGGTTTGATTTTATTGCCTTATCATCGACATTTAAGTTCAGTTTCGTATCTGACTTCAAGGTTGTCAAATCTTCGATCTTAACGTGGTTTAATGCCCCAATAGGATTCTTGTTTGCATCGAATAGCATACCCCGTGAGAAGAAGTTAGCGGCAGAGTTAACTTGGTGCATTAAGATACAATCGCCAGCTTTGACAGCGATGAAATCAGATGTATTGTAATTAGTATCAGCAATCCAAGTACCTACTGATGAATAATACCCTGCTGCTGCATTCGTTGTTGTGTCGATAAATTTAAAAGGTTGTTCGCCTAAAATGGATAGAGCTTTACTTATATTTTTATCTACTTTACTAGCTGCATCTATTTTCGCTTGTTCTAAAACATCATAAGGACTTTTCGTTAAAATTGTTGCCCCTGCTGTTGCTTTATAATAATCACCACCATTTTCCACACTAAGTACAGATACTTTTGTATTCAATGCAATATTTGCAATATCAGCATTAGCTTCTGCAAGTGTTGGATATGTTTTTAATGCACCATTTTGGAAGGAAGATAATGCACTATCTACATATATTTTGTCGGCTTTTGGGGTAATAGCATTATTTAATTTTGAAATTTCTGAGTTAAGTTCTGTCTTTGTTGGAACTTCAACACCTAAATAATTTAACAGCTTTTCTTGTGCTTGTTGGAATTTACGCTGAGTAATATTGGTACCGATAAATTCAATAATATTTGGTAAAGGCATTTTCCTACCCCATAAAAAACCCAGCGAATGCTGGGTATTGATTAATACAAATTAGGCTAAACCGCTGTTTCAGGTACTGGTACATAAGGCGCACCACGGAAGTGTTCCTTATTACTGAAACGATTAATACAAGTTTCGAGTCGCTTATCGCATCCTGGATAAACCCTGATACGCTGACCTGATTGCGGTGCTTCCAATAATGGCAATGTCAGCAATAAAGCTCCTGACTCATGCAGTCGCACGGTACGTTTTAAGCCAGCATTTCCACCGTCTAGGAATTCAATAACACCTTGTGTAAACCAGCCCTGAGGCTGATTCACCTGGCATAAAATACGGGATGCAGTACTGCCTGATTCAATCGTTGTAGATACAACATGATTTTGACGCAATAGACCACAGGCACTGTCAAATAGCGTGTTGTTGCAGCTTGGTTGATATAGGTTACGGGGCATTTGTACAGCGAGATCATCAAGGTCCGAAGCCACACTGACTTCAACACGGTTACGATCCAATTCAGGCTCAATCAAACGCCCTTCAAAAAGTACTACGGCGCCAGCACTGGTATCAGTCGGACGACTAGGACTTAAGAAAATCCGTTCAAGCTTGAAACGTGCGCCGTCCATTTGACCATTATGGAATGCCTGAACTACACGTATACCTTCAAAGGTTTGTTCATTCGTCACTTCAATGGTCACACTTAGATTATCGACTTCAACACCTAGCGATAAACTAATTCCTTCACGAGAAATGATTGGACCATTCGAACTAAATTGATGACCACCAACCATCAAATCAAAATCATAGTTGGTGTATCGGTACACATCACCTTGTACAGTGGTAATGGTATACAGATCTGCCATTAAAAACTGATCTTCATTAAGCAGTGTAATAAGCTGTGGAGAAGCTGTTCTCATACCTTGTTTCCTAATGATCCAATCATTTCGATCTTATTGGCTTTCCATAGATTGCTCATAAAATTTGTATATTGCTGTTCATCATCAGCAAAACGACAACGATAATAAAAAGTTCCTTTGACCTGTAATGTGTCACCTTCAGCAAGTGGTACTGGTAAAATCAGCATGCCATCTTCGGTAATTTCATATTGCGTTTCCCACATCTGTGCATCAAGATCCGACCACATTGGCTGATCAAGATCATCACTCCACATAAGTGGATCCTCAGATACAAATTTAGCGGTATGACTTACAGGTATTTCGAGGCTGGCCATTTTCTTATGCAATTGGAAAGAAGTAGTTTCACCATCACCAGAAAAAGTGCACTTGAACTCATGGTCCTCAGGCATTTTGAATAGAAAGGAATCGAATGCGCCACGGCGTTCAAAAAAGAAACTTTCGAGTTGTTGTAGTTCATTACGTCCTTTCGACTCACGCAGAAAGCCGAATGACAAAGATATTTCATACTTGGGAACGGCCTGGTAACTTGCTCGAAGTTCCCGACCATTCACTGACTCCATGATCTTTGTATTGAAAATGGGTTTCTTGCTGAGATCCCATTCCAGTCCTGGCAATTCAGGAAACAATACATCAGACATAGAAAACTCCTTATTTTGGTTTGCCAAAATTACGGCTGAATCCGCTAAGGCTTTCTGCAATGTTTCGCCCTTCTTTCTTAAAGAAGCGCCTTACATCCTTTGAATCAAAAGCCTGAATAGTTGGACTGAAAATGACTGACTGAGGACTGCTTTCACTTGGACTGCCAAAACCGCCAGACATCGATCGGCCTAGAGCACGGATCGTATTGGCATGTTGTTTAGGCAAGACCATTTCCTCTTCGTGCAATTGAGTCACTGGGTTCACACCTGCAGGAATATCGTAACCGCCTCGAGCAGATTTGATTTTCCCAGCAAGACCACCGACCAATGCCAATGCAGAAGCACCAGCCGCCACAGCGAGCACTGGACCAATGTAAGGAATGGATACCATGGCTTTAAATGCACCCGCCATCGCTTCCCAGGCATACATCATGATGGATTTGATTGCTTCACCCGCTTTGATGGCCAAACGTGCCAAAGCACCTGTACTGGTTGCCATGGTCTTGGTCGTTTCACCAGCGACTACGGCGCCAGTCTGCGCGGCTTGACCTGCAACTTCAGCAGCCGTTTCAGTTTTAATAAACCCTAATTTCATCGCTATGCGCCTTGCTAAGCTTGCCGCATATTTCTTTAAGGGTTCACTAATCATGCTCTGCACAAATGCCCCTGCCAGTTCTGTAAAAATGGCATTCATGGCATTTTTCCATGTCAGCGTGCCATTCATCATGGCTTGAATGCCCTTATCCCATAGTCCAGACATTCGTGACGTTAGACCACCAAACTTATCCTCAAAGTCTTTCATTTCTGCATCTGAAAGAACTCCAACTTGTTTGGTATCAGAAACCTTTTGATCAGTATCTAAATCAGAAAAATTGTTCATAATCTGATTCTGATTACCCTGTTTTCCTGAGATACCAGACATTTGATTTTCTAAATCAAGGCGCTCTTGCAAGCCATTACGCTTGATAGCTCTGAGCTGATCCTCCAACTCTTTTTCAAGGCGTGCTTTTTGAACATTTGAAATTTTCTTAGCATCGAATTCAGCCTGGATATTAGCCTTTTCAATCTCATAGATTCGCTGAGCTTGTTGCTGCTTATTTTGAATTTCAGCTTCGCGAATAGCTTTAATTTTTTCAAACTCTTCAGCATTCAATACAGCAATCTTGTCACTAGCATCCTTTTCTGCACGTACCTTAAAAGCAGCCTTTTCAGCATCGGTGATTTTGGCTTTTTCAATTTCTTTAAGCGCTTTTTCAAGATCCAGCTTTATTTTCTGTTCTTGAGTAGCATACTTATACCGAATATCAGCAATTGCTTTAGCTTCTTGCTCTGCAGCCCTTTCCCTTGCTTTTGCAT